GCCGCCGCCTATCTTATTTTTTAATATATCACGTTTTGCCCCGAATGTCAAGATAGGGCGTGATAAGAATCGAAAACGGCAAGAAAAAAATGGGCAGACCTACCACTGAACCTAAGATCCATGTTGCAAGACTGAGACTGTCAGAAGCTGAAAAGCAAAAGCTTGACGAATGTTGCAGATTGACTGGCATGAGTATAACAGGGGTTTTAAAGCTCGGTATAGACAAGGTATACAACGATTATTTGCAAAAGTAAAAGCGGCAACGTCACACCGTCGAAAGCTGAACGTTACCGCAAAAAGAAACAACCCAAAATGAATTGCTGAACTAATTATAGCATATCCTTTTCGGGTTGTCAAGTGAAAAGGAGTTATGATATTTATGGAAAACGTAATTACAAGATCATGCGAACAGTTTGGAACTATAAGACAGATAAAAGGCGACCCTGCGCTTTGGTGCGGTTCTGATGTAGCTAAGGCTCTGGGCTATGCAAGACCAAATGACGCCATATCAGCTCATTGCAGGTGTACGGTGAAACGCCGTATACCTCACCCACAGTCGCCAAGCAAGCAGATAGAGGTCAGCTTTATCCCCGAAGCGGACGTTTACCGTCTGATCTGCCACAGCAAGCTGCCGAAAGCGCAGGAGTTTGAAAAATGGGTCTTTGAGGACGTTGTGCCGAAAGCTGTTCGCGGTGAGTCTAAGCAAATGACTTTTGACGATTACAGCTATTTCGATAAGACGTTCAACGGCGAACCTGTTGTGACTGTTCACGATATTGCTTATATGACGGGCATTAACCGCACTACGATAAGCGAAACGATATGCAGAGAGCTGGCTGATCATGTTGAATACGGTTTGCTTGAAAAAGAGCCGCTCGCGCAGTTCAAGAGAGAAAATCCGAAAGTACCGAAAAATATTCCCAGTCTGATAATAGTGAACAAAAGAGGTTTTGAGGCGCTTTGCAAGATATACGGTTTGGAGATCGAAAAGCCAAAATGCTTTGCAATAGAAGATAAAAAGCACCCTATGCAGTTCATAACGCCCGAGATCACGCGTCACTCGGAAGAAATTCGCCGAATGGCTGAAAGGCTGATACATCTCACCTATCTTCTTGATGACACGCACGGTCAGGTCCTTTGTGGTGAAACCTTCTATCAGTGCAAAATGGCAGTTATTAGACAGATGAAGGAAATAGGCTCGTGTATCGTTATACCGCGTAAAGCGACAAAATGAAGTGTTTTGAGTGATCGGAGCGCTTGTTAAACGGACAGCCGACAGGGTGCTTGGGGTGCTCTGTCGGCTGTTTTTTTGCATAAAAAAAGCGGGGCAACGTTCATAACATTGTCCCACCAAAAACCTATTTCAGTTTGTTCTATTACAATATATATTATATCACGATGAAGCCAATTTGTCAACAACTTTTTTTAAAAAAATAAAATTTGCAAATACGAGGCTGTTTTGAGCAAAATGATGGATATATTTTTGTTCAAAATGTTTAAGTACATTGGAGAATTCTTGAAAATCATAGCTTGCAACATCCTGCGAGGCAAGTTCTTTTAACGAATAGAGTACACAGACGATCTCACTTATAATTCTGCATTTTAGTCTTGTCTTTTTTCCATCGTTGCCAATATCTATATCAAGACTATCGATAAAAGCACGCATTCTAGGATCAATTTTTTTAGTTTTCTTGTAAAGAGTTGCTAGTATACAATTATTGTGAGCACACGCGTTTCTCATATTTTTTACATTAAAGAGAATATTCTCTGGAATAGGAGTTTCAGCTACATATGTATGCTCTCTAGGATAGAAAAATTTATAGAAGCTGATAAGATCGCCGAAAGTTATCATCTCAAGCATTATCCAAATTGGCACATCTACAGCGTATTCGATCTGCTTTCCATTATTGTATAGCGATACGGAATAAACCGAGTCATCAGTTTTAGGATAAATGTATTTACCAGCTAGTTTGTTTAAATATAAACTCTCTCTCTTTTTGGCAATGTCTAGAGCAACTTTACCCCCTGATCTTGTTTTGAAAAAGTCTTGGATCAATTCATATCCATCGTTGTTACATTTTTCAAAATCCTGCAATATTCTTAGCTTAAGGCTGTGTTCTATATCTATGCACATAGAAAAAATATGTTTTCTTATATTCATGTCAAGTATCGCTGTTGCTCTGAGTTGATCGAAGTTGAGATTGATATATTTTCCTTGGTTTATTCCGCACGGATATTTATCATACAGTTTTCTGTACGAACATAACCGCAGAAAATTATTACTTTCCAAAAGGTATTTTTCTACATATTCTTTAGTATGTGGTTCAATGATTATGCCCTTTTCGATCATTTTATCAACAAGTTCGGCTGAATTCATTTTTGGCTTTTCTAATGCCATTCTAGACTTGGTTGCGCACATTTCAGGAATGGAAAGCAAAACTGTCACCTCTTATTATGGTATTTACTAAATTATACAACATTTTTCTTGAAATTTCAAGATGTAAACCAAATGAAAAATGAAAAATATTATATTTTTATTTATTGACCTACATACCTTGACAAAATTCATCAAAAATGATATACTGATCTCGGTGATGTTATGGAAGTAAATTACAAACAGTTGGCGCGTGTGTATCGGCATATATGCGAGCGGACGGACTATTTCCGACCTGCTGACGAAGCGGCGCGCAAACCATTTCGAAGCATATATTCTGCTATCGTTACCGCAGAAATACAAGGTGTTGACATGGCAGCTACGAGAGCCGAAGTCTGCGCATTGATAAGTTGGACGATTCTTCGCAGTTTGCTTGATTATACTCCGTCAGAAGCTGAGCAATGGGAGTTCCTAAATGCCTATTATGAAATCTGAAACCATACACGTTTCATACACGTTCAAAGCGAATTGTAAAATTATGTATGTAAAGCTGTGAACAGAGAAAAGCGCGCAAAGCCTTGATTTTGCAGGGTTTTAGGTGTGTTCATGATGTGGCGTAAAAGGGGAGAACAGGGCTGTTTTTACTCCCTCCTTCTCCGCCAATAGCACAAAACCCCCAGTAAATGCTGGGGGTTTTAGTTTTTATACACGATTTTTACACGATTTTATCTAGTATCTTTATAGCTCGTTCTTCTTCTCGTGGGTATAAGTGCGAGTATGTGTTCCAAGTCATTGATATGTCGGAGTGCCCCAGCCGCCTTGCGACCTCCTGAATGTTTATACCTTCGTTAGCCAATAGGGAAGCGTGGCTGTGGCGAAAGTCATGTATGCGGATACGCTTGACGCCTGCCATATCGGCAAATCTTTTGTTGTGCTTTTCCAGCGACGTATCGCGGATAGGACGCTCACCGCCGCAGATGTATTTTTCATCATTGAAGTTCGGAACAAAGCTCTTGCAGCGTTCATAATGCTCCGACAAGACCGCCTTCAAGGGCTGCGGTATCTGTATCGTTCTTATGCTCGACTTGTTCTTCGGCGGTGTGATACGGTCGCCGCCCTTGAGCTTCTGCGCAACGCTTTTGGTGATAGATATGTAATCGTCCTTGATGTCAGTCCACTGCAATGCGTATATCTCACCTTTTCGCATACCCATGTAAAATGCAATGTTGAAAAAAACATAATAATTCCAGTCATAGAGCGCGCCGTTCTCTTCGCCCTGCTGTGCATATGATCTCGCAGCTTGAATGTATCTGCGAAATTCGTCGGGCGTGTAAAACAGCATTTCCTTTTCGGGCTCAAGCGGAGCTTTGAAGTTGCCTGCGACAGCTACTGCGTTTTTGGGTAAATACTCCATTTTGACGGCGTAGTTCATCATCGCGCGAAACTCGCCGTATATGTTTTTCTTGGTCACAGTCGACAGCCCCTGCTCAGATAGCTCCTGCTTCCATTTCTGCACCATCGCGACAGACAGGGCGTCTATCCGCACGCTTTCAAATTTTGGGATAACGTTCTTCTTGAGTATCCTCGTTGTCTTATCGAGCGATGTTTCCCTCACCTCTGTGCGTTTGGCGGCGATGTAGTCCTCGAAAAGGGTTCCTATCGTCATTCTTGGCGCTATATCCCGTTGGCTTTGCTTGTGCATAAGCTGTATTTCCAGCGCCTTTGCGGCGTCCGAGCCGTATGCTATGCGGTCTATCTGATGCGGCTTGCCGAAGCTGTCGGTGTAGTTGATACGCACACGGTATTTTTGCAGCCCGTCTTTTTTGATGTTCTTTCCGTTCTTATCAGTCATTTTGTAGATCGGCATGATTTTTCCTCCTATTCCTTGACACTTCGCGCGAAGTGTGCTATAATAAAAGGGCAGAAAAAGCCCTTTGTGGTTACTGGGTTTTGTGTGCTTGCTCCTTACCGATGGCAGTCGGTAGGGGGCTTTTTATTATTTTCCCCTCTTGCATAGCGCAGGAGGGGAATTTTCATTTATTCGGCTTTGTGGTCGTTTTGGTCGTCCTTGCGGAGAAGATGTTCGCTGAGCGCTTTGAGCTGCTTGTCTACGCTCTCCATATACTGCTCTATCTTGACTATCATCAAAACAAGGATAAGCAGTATAACTATCAGGCATATGCCTATCACCATTCCGTCCATGCTGTGTGCCCCCTTAGTTTATAAATCTGCTGATAGAAACTGCAAGAGACTCTTTAAGACCCTCTATGTCATAAACATTCGCTATCGGATATTTGACTTCTTTTTTGTCTTTGTCGGGAATGATAAGGAACTTGTTAGAAGAATTAAAGTAGAATCTGCATATCCACTTTGTTGTCTTGCCTTTATAAAGTATCGCCATGTAACGCTCGTTGTCTTTATATGTTATATCATTCATGTCGGCAACGTCTTTGAGCAGGTTCTTGACGATAAAGAACGCTTCAAGCTCTTCCTCAGTAGTTACTATCTTGCTGACCTTTTCGGGAGAAGCCGGAGTTTCCGCAGCAGCTTGTGGGGCGGCATTTTCTGTCTGTTCAGTACTGTCGTGTAAGTCTTGGTTGCCTAAAGCTGCCTTTATTTTATCATTCATAAGCTCAGTGATGTAGTTATTAAGCGCCTTTTTAAGTATCGGCTTGAACCTATCTACTACGCTCTGCGTGCGTACGCCATCGTATGCTCTTGATAAAAACAGCTTTACAAAATCGTCAGTAGGATTTTGCAATTGAGCGGCAAAAACAGCTTTAAACTCGTTGGTATATTTAAGCTCAGAAGCGACATTGAAGATAGAGTCTACATCAAAATTTGACTTGCCGAATTTTTTAAGCTCCGCTACCTGCGTTTCCTTTATGTCTAGTATGTCTATCTCGAGAAACGGCTTTTCGTCCATCTTATTGCACTCGTCAAGGTCGGTATAAAACTTGTATATCCTGCCGTTAGTGAGTATAGCGAACTTAGCTTTAGATGTAGCAAAGTATCTGAATAGCTGGCTGTCATGTTTGCCGAGCGGTTCACCTATCCATTTACACTCTATAAGTATAACGGGTTCGCCGTTGTTAAGTATGGCGTAGTCTACCTTTTCGCCCTTCTTGATACCGACGTCGGCGGTAAACTCGGGCATAAACTCATCGGGGTTGAAAACGTCGTAGCCGAGCAGTGCGAAAAAAGGCATGATGATAGATGTTTTTGTAGCTTCCTCAGTAGGCAAACTGTCTTTAAGGCTGTCAACGCGCTTAGAAAACTGTTTGATCTGGTCTATAAAGTCCATAGAACTTCCTCCCTATGTTTGATTTATACAATATTATACATCATTTCGCACAATTTGTCAAGAAAATATATAAATAATTAGTATATTTTACATGGTTAAATTTTCTCACAGCGCGCTCATAAAGAACACAGCCTTGCCGAGAATGTGTATGTGGTTCAGCTCCTCGCCTATGTATACCAGCGGGTCGAACGCTGAGTTCTCGGGGTTGAGTATAAGCTTGTTCTGGTCGGGGTAGTAGTAAACGCGTTTGAGGGTCGCTTCGTCCTCGATTATCACGGCGGCGATGTCGCCGTTCTCGACCATCGGCATTTTCTTAATGAACACAAGGTCGCCGTCGTAAATGCGCGCGTTTATCATACTCTCGCCCTTAGCTTTTAGGCAAAAATCCGCCTTGATGTCGCTGTCAGCCATGACGTAAGTTTCCTTGTCCTCGTCCGCGTATATCGGCTCGCCGCAGGCTATCTCGCCCAGCATGGGAAACTTTTTGAGCGCAAGCGGCTTGATGTTGTCGAATCTGTCGAAGATGGTTTGTTCGTCAAGCGGATTCGGTTCTCTGTTTAGCGATTCAGCCTCATCTTCCCAGCCCATTAAATATGATGGCGAGGTATCAAGAATATCAGCTAATGTAACGACCATAGAACGTGGTATATCTCTGCCGTTTTCAATATGTGCGATTGACGATTTACTTTTGTAACCCATTTTCTCAGCTAATTCAGATTGTGTCCACCCTTTAGAAATGCGTAATGCTCGTACTCTATCGCCGATTGTCATACTTATCAACCTCCTGAAATCATTGTATCACAAATTTACAAACGTGTCAACTTGTTTTTGCAATGTTGTAAATAAAGTTGACGTTTTAGACAACTTTGGAGGGTGATTTTTGTTGAAAATTACAAGTTGACAAATTCGTAAACCCGAGTTATAATATAGATGGTGACACAAACGTCAACTCAAACACAGACGGGAGGTGAATATGATGAACCTAGAATACCTAAATGATAGAATAAGTATCAGTCGTATACCTATTACGGCTATCGCGGAAAAGTTAGGGGTATCTCGACAGACGCTCTATAACAAAATGCAGGGAAAAAGAGAGTTTAAAACGTCGGAGGTCAGCAAACTCTGTGGTATCCTGCGTTTGTCCGCAGAAGAAAGAAAGCTTGTTTTTTTTGCCGACAAGGTTGACAAGAACGTCAACTAAAAACTAAGCCCCACATCAGGGCGCAACAAGACATAGGAGGTAAACCACAATGAAAAAATACAACTGTAACAACACGCTGGAATATGCGCACGAAGCAAAGCGTATGTGCAAAACGTTCGACACTTGTTCAACCTGTCCACTTTATGATATGCCATGTGGGCATTTAGAGATTACCGCCGAGCACATCAGACGTGTGCAGGCATGGTCTGACGCTCATCCCGAGATCACGCTGACCGACAAACAGGTCGAGATCTTTAAGGCGTTGAACCTGCTGGGGTTCAGATACATCGCAAAGGACAGCGACGGCGCGGTATATGCGTTCACCGAACGCCCCGGAAAAGGGCTTGAGGCGTGGGGCGGGAATGGCGAATACTTCAGCGTCAAGGTTCTTAGGTCGGAAGTTTCCGCCGCAGTTTCCCCGTTAGTCGAGTGGAACGACACAGAGCCGCTCTGCATAGCTGAAGCACTGGAACAGGCGGAGGAGGCGAACCCATGAAGAAAACCTACCTGATAGAGTTCACCACCGACTACGGCGAACCCCGCATAGTGTCGGTGAAAGCCGAATCGGTGATAACCGCGATACGCACAGCGCGCGACGAGAAGCGCGCGGGAGAATACATAATGTCGGTGAAGGAGGTGTGACACATGAGAACACCGGACGTTGAAACGGCTGTAAGGCTGTACTACACCAAGAGCGAATTGACGAACGCCGACGTCGCCGAGCTCTTCGGCACGGGCGAAAGCCAGACGATAAAGATAAAGAAGATGGCAAAGACCGAGATGGCAAAGCGCGGCGTAAAGTCGTGGCTGCCGTATGCCGTCAACACGAAGATAGCTTACGAAGCGTGGGGTATCGACATCGACGATTACGAGCGGCGGCTGAAAAAGCTGCGTTCGCTGGAAAAACTGCTGGGAGGTGCTCAGTAATGACCCAACGCGACCTAGCCGAAATGGCAGACCTGCGAGCCGAAAGCGCCCGCAAGGACGAAGTATACAAGCGTCATATCGAACGCCTGCGCAACGACCGCAAAGTCAAGCAGATGGACACGCTGTTCATCGGGCTGGCGGTGTTCCTGGGCGGTGCGGGCGTGGCGTTCGTGATATACGCGGCGGCGATGTTCAGCCGCTGGGCGATGTTTGGTTTTTGATTTTAAGGAGGTTATCAAAATGAAATTTAAAGTAAGCGGAAGCAGAGCTGAGAGCAAGACCGCAGATATAGCGCGTCAGTTTAATAAACCGTCCGGCGGCGACCCTATGCCGCTGATAATGCGCACCGTCGAAAAGTGCGAAGAAGAGGTACTTAACGGTTTGGAACTTAACCTGTTTGACCTTTGGCTGTACTGCACTGCTATGCGTGCGCTGGCGGAAGCCCTTGAAAAGGGCATGGACGAAGACCAGCACGCGCAGTACGTCCGTTTAATAGGGGGACTTGAAGCTATAACGTTCATGATGGACGTAACGAGGGGCGAGGAAAATGCGGACTAAAACAGCGCTGAAAATACGCCTGCTCAACGCCGAAGGCAAGTCGCTGCGGCAGATAGCAGAGGCGGTAGACCTCTCGGCAGACGAAATAGAGGACTACCTGCTGACGGCGGGGCTGACCCCGACATACACCATCAAGCAGGGTCAGCAGGAGAACCCCAAGCGAAAGGAGATACGAAAATACATGGAAAATCAGAGAGTGCTCGGCGTGCCGTTAAAGCAGCGCGTACCGATGAAGCAGCGCGGGCTGACACAGGAACAGCGCGAGCATATACAGACCGAGTTCGAGCGCGGCACAAGGGTCGCGGAGATAGCGGCGAGGTTCAGCCGCGATGTCAGCTACATATACAAGCTCCGCCGCGAGTGGCGCGCAGAGCAGACGAAAACACAAGAGGATAAGAACATGAATACCGAAAGCACAACAAAAACGCCCGCCCCTGCGGCAACAGAGACGAGCGCAAACGATAACACAGAAGCCGTTATCACTAACGATAATGATACCACAAACTGCCGCGCTTGTCAAGTCGGCGGTCTGAGCATGAGTACGGGCGGGGGAAAGTCGGCAATGTACGCAAAATGCTGCGAGGAGATAGCCGAGATAGTGCTAAGGCTGTATAAGAAAATGAGCGAGGAAGATCAGGACACATTCTTACTCGGCGAGATCTACGGCAGAGCTATGACGGCGCAGGAAGAGGAGGAAGAGTAATGAAAAGAATGACTATCAAGGCGCGGTTCGATAAGATGGTCGAGATATACCGCGATATGGAAATGCTCGAGAAGATGAGCGAGGGCACGAGCGGCGAGCTTTACCGCAGGGACGGCTACTACATAGACGGCCGCACGAAAGTGTACCCGAACGGCGACATAAGCAAGATACTGGGCGGCGTGCAGATATTCGCGAACTACATCGACATGGCGCAGGCCGCAAAAGAGCTGGGCGTAAAGCTCGAACTGGTCGGCGACGGGCGCGAGGTCTACTTCGTATACAAGGGCGTGGCGTTCACGTCCGTGTCGCTGTAAGGAGGGTCGGATATGACAGACGAAAGACAGCAGATAGTTGACATTACGGCGGTACAGCAAGAGCCCGCCGCCGTCGCGGTGCAGGAACATAACGTGATAGAAAACTACCGTGATTACTACAAGCTCGCGCAGACGATTTGCACCGCCGCGATTATCCCACAGGCGTACCAGAACAAGCCCGCAGACGTGGCGATAGCGATAGACATGGCAGACCGCATGGGCGTTTCGCCGATGATGGTGATGCAATCGATGTTCGTCGTAAAGGGCAAGCCGAGCTGGAGCGGACAGGCGTGCTTATCGTTCATACGCAAAAGATACAGCAACGTAAAGGTGCTCTACACCGGCGAAAGGGGCACGGAGAGCCGCGGCTGTTACGTCAAGGCGACCGACGCAGACGGCGACCTGCTGGAGGGCACGGTGGTAACTATGGCGATGGCAAAGGCTGAGGGCTGGCTCGCCAACAGCAAATGGCGCACCATGCCCGAGCAAATGCTCGCGTACCGCGCGGCGGCGTTCTTTGCACGAGTGCACTGCCCCGACCTGCTGATGGGCGTACAGGTAGAGGGCGAGCCTGAGGACAGCCGCCCGCACAGAAAAGAAGCGGAGGACGTATTATGATGGATATTACTAAGGATAACTACTACTCGCAGGCGGCGACTCTTGAGTACATGAGCTGTTCGCAGTACAAGGCTTTCTGCGCGTGCGAAGAGCAAGCGCTTGCGGAGATAGCAGGCGACTGGGGCGACTGGTCGCGCGAAAGCTCGACGGCCCTGCTGACAGGCTCGTACATTGACGCATATTTCGAGGGTACGCTCGAGGAGTTCAGGGCGGCTCACCCTGAGATATTCAAGCGCGGCGGCGAGCTGAAAGCCGACTATGCGCAGGCTGAGAACATCATCAAAAGGCTGGAGCGCGACCCGAAATTTATGCGGTATATGTCGGGCGAAAAGCAGGTGATAATGACGGGCGAGATAGGCGGCGTGCCGTACAAGATAAAGATGGACAGCTACCACGAGGGCAAGGCGATAGCAGATCTCAAGATAATGCGCGACTTCGCCCCGATATGGAACGAGCGGGCGCGCAGGCGGCAGAGCTTCGTGCGGTACTGGGGCTACGACACGCAGGGCGCGATATATCAGGAGATAGTGCGGCAGAACACGGGCGAGCGCCTGCCTTTCTACATCGCGGCGGCTACTAAGGAGCGGTACACCGACTACGATATTTTCGGCGTGCCGCAGGAGTGGCTGGACGAGCGGCTGGAAGAGGTGCGCAGGCTGAGCCCGCATTTTGCCGAGCTGAAGCGCGGCGAGGGCGAGCCGAAACGCTGCGGGCAGTGCGGCTGGTGCAGGGAAACTAAGACGATAACGTACATCAAGGACGCGCGGGAACTGGAGGACTTTTATGCAGATAATGACTAAAGACGGCACGGTGCTGGTGGCGGGTATGCTCCCGCGCGACGCCGAGTACAAGACGGTGGGCGACAAGCAGTCGAGCCTTGCGACATTCAGTATCAAGGTCGGCGAGCGGCCGCCTGCGGTACAGGGCGAGCGCGGCGAGGCCGTGTGGGCTAACTGCGAGTGCTGGCACGCGGTGGCAAGGGCTGCGGCGGCGCTGATAAAGCACGACGTGGTGATGGCATTCGGCAAAGTCAAGACTGACAGATATACAAACAGCAGCGGCGAGGAAAAGGTGCGCAAGGTGCTGGTCTGCGAGGGCTTTTTCGTAATGCCGCCCGCAGTTTTGCCGCAGGCGCAGGCTCAGCCCGCAGCCCTGCCGCCCGAGATAGCCGAAGCCGCCGAGATGTTCACGGACGACGGCGTGCCGTTTTGACGATATGAGGAGGGAGATATTTGACCGATGAGATCCAGACAGAAAATGTGCAGGAGCAGACCGAACAGACCGAGCACACCGAGCAGGCGGCGGAAGCCGAGATAGTGCCCGAATACACGCTTGACGATTTCGTATCGGGCGAGCGTCCGTATGAGGACGTTTACGTTCAGCGCAGCAATCCTTTTGCGCACGAGCGGGCGAAGTATCAGATGGAACAGCGGGCGCAGAAGGTCGGCTTTAAGAATTTCAAGGCGTTCTACAAACAGTACTGCGAGAGCCGCGAGAGGGTCGCGAAAAACGACCTGCAATACATCACGAACCCGACTGAATTTTCGGGGCAGCCGCTGCAATTAGAGGGCGGCAAGTGGAAGTGCACCGACGGCGGAGTAGTCGGCTTCGACGGCAGCGGCGAGTGCATAGCCTGCCACCACCCAATAATGCCGATAGAGGTGCTGGAAAACATCGACACGGGCGAGGAGAAACTGCGCATAGCCTACCGCAAGCGCGGCGTGTGGCGCGAGATAGTCGTGAGCAAGACGGTGCTTTTCAACAGCCGCAAGATAACCGACCTGGCGGCTTCGGGCATAGACGTTACGAGCGAGAGCGCAAAGCTCTTGGTGGCGTATTTGCAGGACATGGAGAACCTAAACCTGCGCGAACTGCCGCTGAGAAAGTCGGTAGGGCGCATGGGCTACGTCAGCGGCGGTTTCGCGCCGTATGTAGATGGGCTGGTGTTTGACGGCGAGGCGGCATACGCGCCGATATACAAGGCGATACGCGCTCACGGCGACTACGAGAAATGGCTCAGCTGCGTGAAGAAACTGCGCGGGAAAAGCGTTATCGCGAAGATAGTGATAGCCGCAAGCTTCGCGAGCGTGCTCGTGCAGCCGCTCGGCGCGCTGCCGTTTTTCGTGCACCTATGGGGCGTAGACAGCGGCACGGGCAAGACGGTAGGGCTGATGGCGGCGGCGAGCGTATGGGGCAGTCCCGCGCTCGGCGAATACATACAGACGTTCAATTCCACGCAGGTGAGCAACGAGCGAACGGCGGCTTTTCTCAACAGCCTGCCGCTCATGATGGACGAGCTCCAGCTCAGCAAGGACAGCCGCGGGCGCAGCAATTTCAGCGTTTACCAGCTCGCGCAGGGCGTGGGCCGCGGGCGCGGCAACAAGTACGGCGGTATCGACAGCACCCCGACTTGGGGCAACACGATAATCACTACGGGCGAAAGCCCACTGGTAGGCGGCGCGGCGGGCGCGGGCGCTGTGAACCGCGTTATCGACATCGAGTGCAGGGCGGATACTAAGGTCGTCACGGACGGCATAAGCGCTTCGGCGACCCTTAAACAAAACTACGGCTTCGCGGGGCAGTACTTCGTCGCGCGAGTGCAAAAGCCGCAGGTGCTCGAGCAGGCGCGTGAGATATTCAACGACTATTTCGCCGAGCTTTGCAAATCTGACACGACGGAGAAGCAGGCGATGGCGGCGGCTATGATACTCACCGCCGACCTGCTCGCGGAAGCGGAGATATTCGGCGGCGAAAGCCCACTGCGTGCGGCTGACATAGCGCCTTTCCTAGCCCGCAAGTCGGAGGTATCGGCGGG